TATTTTGCACCTTTAATTTTTGCGTTTCTTTTTCTGTGACCGTTCCATGCCACAAATCCACCTACTCTCAAAGAGTAGTATGCAAGTCTGTTCATTACATAAAAACCATTTACGATTACATTGATGTCTCTGAATATTTCATCTGCTCTCTTTTGTGTTATTTCACCCATTGTATCTTTCTTGTTTACTTTCAACAATGTTTTATATTTGTATGCGTAGTCATGCACCAGTCCACCTATCAGTAATACCCCGACCGGTGAGAAAAAAGTTCTTAGGAACTTTGGAATACTCGCGCCGTCGAATTGGAAGCCTTTTGGTATCACATATTCGGTACCATCAATGTTGTATTTCCAATCATCAGTCAATACCCAGTTTCTTGTGGCCAATAACCAACAAACTACACCGCCCCAGAATCCTTTGCCTTTTGTCGGAATTGGTATAGGTTGCAACTTAGGCATACCTTTGAAATTGAATTTCATTTTTGTTTTTGCTCTTTTATCTGTAAAATTTATTATCGCGGCTATAATAACAACAGCGATTAATATTGTCCACTGCCAAAATTTAATTGCTAATGATAAAATAAGTTCCATAATTTTTTCCTCTAATTAATAATATACGTATTTATTCGATGGCACCTTTCACAATGCCCTGTGCCACTAATTTCTTTCTATTTTTAAGATGTTGCTTCTGAATATCCGCTTTTGCACCGCCAAAATAAGCAACTGCGTGTCCTGTCTCACACATAATTTTAGATACTGATTTGTCCTTATACAAGAAGTCTCCCAGTACCCTACCAAACTTACCCTTCATGTCAACGCCTTTTTTGTTTATGGTAGTCTTTAACACTGTGGTTTTACCAAGCAACGATTTAAGTTTTGCCTTCGCGGCAAGTCCAAATTTCTTTTCTATTTTATTCCTTGTTCTAGATTCCGGTGTATCTATGCCCATTATTCTCACACGTTCGTTCTTTTGCCATATGCCAAAACCTAAGTCTATGTCAACATCGACTGTGTCTCCATCTATCACTCTAATTACTTTTGCTCTATAGGTCCACATATTAATCTAATATTATTGCCTTAATTGATTTTTCACCCATATAAACTTCTGTTTCGCCTTTGCCTTTCCAACACTGGTACTTCACACTTTCCGAGTATTGTCTTTCTGCAACACGTTTACCTCTTAAACACTGTGCCATGTTTTCTTGTATACGGTGTTCTTTAATTTCACCATTCACAAACATCAATAAGGCTACGACTGTCTCAATCATTATTCCCCGTTTCCGTTTTTATAAACAATGTCTCTGTCGGCATCTTTCAACTTATCAATATTTTGCTGTGCTTTTTCCATCTGCTTTTGTAAGAATTCTATATTGATTTTGTTGTCAGCCATGTTTTCGATATGTTCTTGCATCTTATCTACATTTTTATATAACTCTTCAATAAGCATGAATTGTTCAAGGTCATTCTGTGATTGACCTAACTCACCTCTAGGATATCTAATTCTGAAGTCTGTATTTTTTGTAACTTCGTTGTGTAATCTTTCATCTTCTGCAGTCATGTCCTTTTCTAATAGAACTGCCTGTGTTTCCAATTTGTTTATTCTTTCAACAACTCCAAAGTATGCCCATACTCCTAATCCAACCGCTACCACAATACTGATAAGATTCCTCATCGGCATTGATATTGCTGTGCTATCACTGATCTTCATTGTTTGTCTCCTCGTAGTATTTTTTGTATTCTTCCAATAGGTTATTTGTTTCCTGTAATTTTTGTCTTATTCTTGCAAAGTTTTTAGATAGTAACTGATAATCTTTATCTGTTATGCCAAATAAAACTGGATCTATGCCTGCCGCTTCCAGTTTAGCAAATACTTCTTCTGCGTTTTCACTCGTAATTATAATCCATTTTATTTCTTCTAACTCTAATGGTGTTGGCATTGGGTAGTTTAGATCTTGCCTTGGTTCTTCAACCTGTAGTATTTTAATACGTTTTTCTCCACCTATACTGCACCCGGTCAACAGCATTATTACCAAAACTAACAAGGCACCCTTGATGAACGATATCCAGGACACGGTATACCAACTAACTCCTAACTTGGCCTTCCACCAATCTATTTGGCTGTTATGCCATTCTAAAAATTTATTAATAAGGGACATAACTTGGGTTTGCTAACGCCGGGCATTCCGGGTTTATCTCCGATTTTTTTGTTGCTTTTAATTCTGCTTCTGTGTGTTCTGCACCAGAGGCCAGTTCAATACATCTAGCGGCATTCTTGCCACCTTTGTTTATAATTCTTTCTATTGCTTTTGTTTTGTCAATTGCCAGTTTACCAATATCCCTATCTTTTTTAGTGAACCTTTTGTCTAGATCATCTAGATCCTGTTTGAAAGTTTGTATCAATTCGTTCAATTTTTTGTTGCTTTCTAAGATTGCTTCGAAGTCTGCTTTTTGTTGTTCAAGGACTTTACTTTGATCTTTTATCGCTGACTCTAATTTAGTTTGATTTGCTTTAAGTGTGGCGTTGTCTGCCTTCAATTTAAAGACATACATACCTGCACCTGCAATTCCCAGTACCACAATTAGGGTAAAGATCATTCTTATTTGTGTAAACATAATGTACGTATTTATTGGATAAGTCCAGGCTTGTATACAGTCTTGCCGTTTTCTTTCATTGCCGTAAGGACCGATTTACGGTTTCCTTCGGATTTGTAGGACACGTGTACCCATCCTGAATCCGGAATCCCTGGAGTGTAGAATTCTAATATCAATTGATCGAAATCTAGATTATCTTCAATCCATTTGGCAACATCATAGTTTGGTATGCCTGGACACTCTATGTCTACTGCCTCTCCTTTGCAGTGTTGGGATTTGGATGAACCACCTACTGCTTCGTTAAGTGCTGGTCCTCTGTATCCAGAGTTGATGACTGTTACGCCAAAATTATCTCTAACCTTTTGTACAACATTTTCAAAAAGCATTTGGGCCTTTGCGAGATGTTCTTCATTAGGAGTATTGTCGAGACCTTTCCTAGTTGCAGTCTGACTTTTTGTATATTCTGCTAGTGAGAAGTTTTGAGATAGTCTTACCATTTGTACTTACTGACTAAGGCTGATTCTCCGTTTTTACTAAACACAAATCTGTCCTCGTAAGTTTTTGTGATGTTGTATGGACCAAAATATTTTGTTAGGAACATACACTCGCTCATTGATGATTCATCTATTTTGAATGCTTTGACTTCATTCATTACCATTTTAGTGTCGCCAAATGCATGTAATTCAAATTTTAATGACTCACCGTCTTGTTTCTTGCAAGTAATTATATTGTTATCTAACTTAAATTCGAACATGTTAAATTTATCGAAGTAGTCCTTTACTTCGCCTAACTTCAAGCCGTTAATTTTTTGATTGTATGAGATTGGAGTAAGAGGTAAGACATCTGCTAAATTTTTTGCTGATGCTTCAAATGGCACACCTCTTTTATGATAAGTGAATTCAAATGTCTCGATGTTTGTTAGTTTTTTTAAGTCTTCTAAAAATTTATGTATTTCTTTGTCAACACCTTCTTTTCTTTCGAATTCGATAAAAACTTTGTGTTTACCATCCGCCATTGTTCCTGGTGTTGCATCGGCATCTAGTATTGTTTTGTATCCTGTTTCTGCAAATCTTTCTAAGTCCTTTGCAGGAGCAAGGCTGTCAACGGTAAAAGCCAAGACCATTATGTTGGAGTCTTTGCCCATTTTTGACTTGAATTGATCAACTGAAAAACGTTTTGAAACAACGCCTTCTAAATCACCAGCCTTTAGTCCTTCTTGTAATTTCATTTTATATATTTAGGTCGTTTGTTGGTTGTTCCATTTCATCCTGGTATTCTATTTCGGTTTGTCCATGTTTGAAATTTCCAATTAATTCTTTAGGCATTTTAATACTAACTACCCAAATATCATGAGCGTCAATTTTTCCTTTAGTAGTGCCTGGTCTATAATCTGCAGGTGATTTAATTTGTCTTGGTTTCATTAGTTCATCTTTCTTGTAAGTCACTTTACATCCTCTGTCAAGCAGTCTTTTTCCTCCTGCGGGGTCTGGCATTTTTTCTGCTGGCCACATAAATGAACATTCAACAAAGTGTCTTGAGTCGATGGGACCTTCTAGCAGTTCACCTTCTTCCCAATTAGTGAATACATAAACGTCTAATTCGTCTAGTACTCTCTCAAAATCTTTCAATATTCCTAATGTAGGGCCTACTGCGTATAACGACTGTACGTTTCTAATTATATCTAATACATCATGCATAACTCTTATTTATGAATTTTTAACTGCTATAAAAATATGCTGTTATATCTCATAGTATTTGCTCTTAAATATTTGTACATGAGTCTACAATCAAGACACATCTATCAACAAGCCAACATAATCGAGGTATCAAATGCTACAAATCAACAGTCTACAAATGCGACCTTTGTATCAAAGGAAACTATGGAAACAAATGCGGAAAAAGAATGTATACGACAAAAGGATCAGATTGTATATGCTCAATCAAAATTGGCTGAAGATTCGAAAGCAAAAGGATAGACGCAGACGTAGAGTGATTGCAAGATTATGGAAGGCAAGACAGTTGGCAATTTTGAGGCGTAGGTATAGTAACCTTATTTGATGAATTCGTCGATTGCCTCGGCGTACCACTGTCTATAATGATTCTCTATTCTTTCATAGGGAACGTCATCTCTTTGTGCGACAGGAATTCCGGGCAGTTCATTTTTAATAACTTCTTTGTTTACTAGGTCAAGTACGACTGTATACTCTTGCATTTTTCCGGGACCTATTTTTTTCTTAGATAATTCAACAAATTCGTCAAATTTTTTGTCTGGCTTAATATTATATTTTACACAAAAAAACCTTTTCTTTCTGTGTTTTGCTGATTTATGTCCCATTCGATAACCTTGCTAGTTTGATCATTGTTGCCGCCAAATTAATTTCTGGATCTGCCATTGCAGGATGATCTACCAATCCTTGCTTAATAATTAGTACTGCTTTGTCCTGTTGATCTTCATCTTTCGAAATCAGGTCTAAGTTGTTATACAACCATCTGTAAATACTTTCACATTCTTGCGGATTTGCTTTTGACACGACTAGTTTTCTTGCTTCGTTTACTTTGCCCTGTTTAAACAATTCAACCATTTGTGACATCCAATCCAATTGCATACTTTCCTGGGCCGCTGGTGGAAATAATTTACTATCCTTTACATTTTGTTGAACAGCATTAATACATTTTCTCAAGTCTGGATAACAAGATCTGACGTATGTGTCTACAGTGTCTATATCTATATCCACTTTTTCGGAGACTAATATTTCTGCAACTCTTGCCGTGTATTCGGTTTTGTCTAGTGAATCCATTTTAAATCCTTGACACCTGCTTTTAATTGCTTCAATGATCTTATGTACGTAGTTACAAGTCAATATAAACCTAGCACTGCTGGCATATTCTTCCATTACACCACGCAAGGCCGCCTGTGCATTCACACTCATATAATCTGCTTCGTCTAGTAGCACATATTTGAATTCACCAAATGGCATTATTTGTATGAACCTTGTAATTTTTTCTCTTACTTCATCGACACCTGTTTCTCTTGCCGCGTTTATGTGTAATATATCATAACTGCTGACTTCTAACTCATTTAGTAACACTTTCGCAAGTGTAGTTTTTCCAGTGCCTGGAGAACCATGAAATAGCAAATGCGGAATAGATTTTTCTACTACCCAATTTTCTATTTGCTTTTTTTGTGTTTCGTCCCGGACAACATATTCTTTTACTGTCTTAGGTCTATACTTTTCTACCCAAAGTTCTTTCATAGTACCACCGTTAAAATTATTAATATCACGCCAACCAATCCTAGGAAGTATCCCGGGGCATGTAATAAAGGAATTAAACTGACCCACCTTATAAATTTTTTCATTTTCTTTTTTCCATTAGTATTTGTTTGGGTGTTTTACTGCCTGGATGTAGTTTTGATAGTCTACAACTTAATAGTTTTTTTGCACCCTTGCTTGTTATTATAACAGGTTGTCCGTGTTCATCCAACTCTATTTTTTTAATTGCTGTGGTCACATTTCTAAATCTACCAACCTCTACCTTATCACCAACCCTAATAGAAAGTTTGTATTCTTTCATTACCAACCCATTATACCTTTGAATATGCAACCAACTATAACCATACAACCTATGAACATACCAGGAATAAGCACTGCTGGGTGCATACGTTCCATTACATATTTGTTATGCTTTTCGATCTCTTCAATGTCTTTATTCATTTTATATTATAATACAGAATTTTCTAATGCTTGTCTATATAATTGTTCTGCGGCCATGTTTTTACCTTTGGCTTCAGTTTGGATGTCGAAGTGATCAGAGAAACTCAATGCCCAGTCGTTTACCTTCCTGTTTGGTAACAGGTCAGAGTGTGCTCTCAGTTTTTGTTTTTTGCAACCACGTTCAAGCAACATCTTGATATCGTGCATCTCTGTGTGTGTTTTATCACCTAGATTGGCAACAGCCAAGTGTTCGTCTCTAGAATAGGAATAATGCATGGTTGGCCTTTGTCCTCGCCACGAATCGATCACTCTTTTTACTCTGTCGTCATTAGCGTCAATGTATTCTTCATCTCGTATCCAATGATGATGTATGTCCATAACAAGTGCAAGATGTTTTTCTAGTTCTAAACTTGCATCTAGACCCCACCCCATCTCGTCATTTTCGATAGTGATCAAATTACGTGCTTCGGGAGATAATTTGGGAAGTGCATCTATAATTCCTTGAGGACCCAATCTACCCGATATGTGGACATTAATCTTGCAACCATCTTGGAAACTTTTTCCGAAACCCATCCAACGTGCCATGTCGGCGTGATATTCAAATTCCTCGATACTTCTTTTTCTTATGTCCTCTGTGACACTGCTCAAAACACAAAATTGTCCAGGGTGGAAACTAACTTTAACATCAAATTTCCTTGCCATTTCGCCAACCGGCGCAAATATATTTTCGCAATGATTTTGTATCTCTGGCTTTTGCCACCAGTCTATCCAATTTGCTTCGGTATAACCTTGCAACATCTCACTACCCAATCTAACCATTCTGCGTTCGGGTGGCAAAGAACCAACACGTTGAATTAACTTACGGGCCGCTGTGGCATTGTGATTCATTATATCCCATTGCCTCTGTACTGCATCTTCAGGATGTTCCCTCAACCAACGCATTGTTGTTGATCGGCCATTAAGATCTCTATCTTTGGCATTTACTTTCATTCCGCCAAATTCAGACCTATCATTAAGCCATTTGCAACAAAAACCTATACGCATACTTGTATTTTAACACATTTAACGATAGTGTCAATCACTTATAGAACGCCCATTGTCCTATGATATCACTACACTTTAGTTTAAATCCATAATCACGATCTATATCTCGTAAAATTTTATTAGCCTTTGCCATACTCAAACCAACGTCTGCCGGTAAAGGCAGTGCTTCAATTTCTTTTTCTTTCATTGCTTTTGCGGCCTGTACCCTATGCCAACCATCGGTCAACAGATAGTATCCGGAGTCTTTTATAGGTGTAACAAGTATTGGATCAAAAGGTTCTGATTGTTTTTTAAGTTTGTTTATCCATCCTCTTTTTTCTTTGTTCAAAGGACGCACCGCACCAAGTCCCAACTCTGCCATGGTAACAAGTTTATCTATTGGTACAAAAATCCTTTTAAGTTTAATTTTTTTCATTTAGAGATCTCCATTTATCTAATATTTTTACACTCCTTGTATCATTAATTCCTAAATCCTTAAGAAATGATTTGTTGTAGATGTTTGCTAAATCTATTTGCCTTTTGTAAATTTTTTTGTTGACTTGTTGCCACGCAATACTTTCCTCAAAAGTCATTGCCATGTTTTCTTTTTCTCTTTTTATCCTATGAAATAGGAATTTGGCCAATTGGATATCTGAACAGTGCAATAATATTGTATTCTTTCTCAACCTTAAAGATACTTCTAAATCATGACTGGTACAAACACCATAATGTTCTATGGACTTCAGGTATTCTAGTTTGTCTTCGTACGAATTAGATTTACGAAAATCAGCGATGCACAACCTTGAAATTTTTGGATTGGTCCTTATATGTGTTTCTGCAAAGTGAGTAATGAGATCCGGATTGTGTAGTGTAGCAATCAAGTCACCTGCAAATCCTCCATTAAACAAAATTATTTTGAATTCAGAATTAATCATTTCCCGGAAGTGAAGTCATCTGTTTCATTCCGCCTGTGTTGACGTATCCTGCTTGTTTAGTATTGAATTCTGGTTCCGTGTCGGATACAAGTAAGATATCATTCTCGTCTATCATTCTCACTTCCAGTTCAACACCCTCTTTTGCTACTTTGAATGCTCTGGACCAACGTCCATGTGCAATCATCAGCCATTGTCCAACTTTCACATCATCCTGATCCTTGCCAACTGCATAGACCTTTGCCCATCTAGGATGGATGCCCGATTGTGTTCCGTCATCATCAATTAAAATGATACCACCTTTGGACTTTGTTTCACCAAAGTGCATATGAGATACTAATACTCTTTTTTTCAGAGGAGTGATGTCGTGATCAACGGTATACTGCTTACCACCGTGTGATCCAAAACCTTTGTTCTGTAAGTCTTCTATTTGTCCCATATAGAAGTATTATATAAGAATTATTCTAATCCGTCAAGAGCGGCGTCGATACCTTTTTTCTCTGCTGGTGTAGAACTAGTTTTAGGTTTGAAAGTTTCTACAGGCTTAGGTGTTACCACTTTTTTAGGTGCCGGTTTAGATTCGACTGGAGTCATTTTTTGCACGGGTTTTTGCGGTGCCGGTGTCACTGCTTTAGGATTTACAACTGGTTTTGCCCTTGCAGGTGTGTCGTCGACCATTCCACGCGGCTGTTCATAATACTTGGCCACAACATCCTGTTTAGTTTTTACTATCGTACCAGACGGACCTAAGATATCACCTCTTGCGTTCACGCCCATGTTACCAACTGCTCTAACATCTTCGTTGGCCGCTCGTAGTTTTTCTATGTCCACCATTCGGCCTTGCATAGTTCTGTACATTCTTTTTCTGGGTGCTCTTGCTACCATAATATGCTCCTATTACTTTGTATTACTTATCATCTAGGAATCACGCCAAATAATCTTTAAATTTTTCCATATTTTGTTGCACATATTTTGGTAAAATTTTATTTGGAATGAGTGCTAATTCGGTACTTTGTTGTGCATAATTAAACCGTCCGCCAAAAATATCTTTCCTGTCTTTCACACATTGATCAATATGTTCTGTAGTAAAATTTATATTCAGACTTGCTTCCGACAATCTTTCATGATGACTATAAAATTTTAATTTTTCTAAAATTTTTTCGTTACTCATACAAAAACTAAAATGGAAACCGCCTGTGATTTGTTTTGCTACCAGTTGATCATATTTCTTTATTCCGTGATGTTTTTCATTAAACATTCTAAATTCGCTAGGATATCCTAGATGTTTAAATTTGATAGCCTGCGATCCATAAAAAGGATCTAGTCCTGGATTTCGAAGATTAAATTTAAACTGACAACCTATTTGTTTGAAAATAAAAACATCACTGTCATCGAAAGAGTCAAAAACGGGCAATTCGTCTATGTCAGACAAAATTATTATATCGTCTGGGTCAGAATCATATAAACCTTTAATGACGGAATCTCTCATTCCCCATTCTCTTTGCCAATGTAACTCTTCAAATGCACTGTGTCTTTTACTTCTAACATCACCAATTGGCACATATCTAATTTTATCTTTGAATGCAGTAAACCGGTCAGGATTGAACCTATAACTTTTTTTTATACCGGAAAATGATATATCAGATTCTACTATTACAAAAAAATCTACTTTTGCAGATAGTTCATTTAAACGTATTTCAAGAAGATGATCCTCACCGTTATATATTACACAGTCATAAATCTTCATATGTCATCTTAAAAATTCTTTGTAATCAAGATTGTAAATCATTGGATTAATTTTATGTACACCTATCAAGAATAAACAAAAACTAGACACCGAACTACCTCTGCCAACTCCCCATACAATATTATTTGCTCTTAATGTGTCAATAAAATAAATTAAAAATTGTAAAACCTTAATAAATTGCTTTTTTTCAAACAATTTGTATTCTTCTCTAACTCTTTCTTTCTCTTCCTCAGTTTGGCATCTTTCGATCAACCATTCAAATACATCTAATTGTTTGTATTTGTCTGGCATATGCCAATTTTCTATATTCTGTTTGTCAAATTCTTGCGGAGATAATCTTTTCGGAACGGTATTAAGAAGTGTAAAGTCTAGGCCTAGTTCTTTTACAGATTGATTAAATTGCGTTGGGTCATCAAAGAATAATTTTGCAATATCAAAATCTGGATTGGTATATAATAAATCTATTGTGTCTTGTTCAGTAAAGATGCAATCACCAGTGTCATTAATTTTTATCTTTGCCACCATCTAAAACCTCTGGTCTGAATTCGAAGATTTTAGCATTTTGGTCATGCTTTTTGTTTTCTGCCTTGGGTTGTCTAACGTTCCAACTAAAATGCCCAGTGTATATGCCTTTGTCTGTTTCTCTATCATATGTTGCCGTGTCCGATCTTAACCACCATGGATCGAAACTTTTGTATGCTTCGGAAAACCAATCATCCACATCTAATAATAACAGTTCTTTTCCGTCTTTGTCAACCGCATAGGTAATACCGTCACCTTGCCAACTGCTTAATTCCAATTTGTTTACCGTGATTTTTGAATCTAAAATTGCATTTGTTTTACAAAAACATACAGCCGCCATGATCTGATCATAAGGAGGTTTTGGTAATTCTATAAATCTGTTATTTGATACTTTTGATAGTGTGGCATATAATTTTTCTTGTCTCCAGGTGGTAATTGTGTTATTCATTACCATTTCAAACAAGTTTTTTAGTCTTTCGAAATATATTGTTTGCTCACCGAGGTCTGCGGTATGAGGGGTGATGTATAATTTGACGTTGTACTCGTTTTGAAAAAGTTCGTTGTCGACTATGATAATCGATTTAAATTTTGTGTCCCAGGTAAAACTATGTGCCATTTGCTAATACTTACTATTCCATATTAATCAAATCGCCTAGATCTGGTTCTCCTCTTGACTTCTTATAATTTTTATGCCATTCCTCTAAACGTCTTTGCCTAATGGCATTCTGATATGTAGCCAATGCTTTCTGAAGGTTCATAAGCATCTCTGGATTACGCCCACGTCTAGCGATTGCAACTTTCCTTGAAAGTTCTTTTATTCTTTTAGAAATATCCTCGTCTGACAAATTTCCGATTTCTTCTTGTAATGGATGAAAGTACATCACTACCTCCTATTAGATGTAGTTGTTGCCTAATTGATGCATCAATATTGTGGTGCCACCGTCCGGTGTCATGAACTCATACAGGTATCTACCCGAGGTAGGTGCAGTTATTGTGTTTGACGACCCGTCGCCTCCACTTACGTTGCCACTAACAAGAACTGCTGTTGGTATGGTAATGGTATGTGCCGTGCTGACAAACGTTACATCAAAAATAATTCTTCCTAAACTGCCTGATGCAGGAAGATTTGTAAAAGATATAGTCATACTTGCATTTGTTGTGATTGTCTGGTAATGACCATTTTCATGATTCAAAACAACATTACCACCAGTAGTACCATGCGGGTAAATTACTTCACTTGCATCTTTAAATTTTGGTCTGATTACTTCGTTATCATTGAAATCACTTGTTGCATTAAGACTTGCCTTGTTTGTTTGTAAAGCCTCTATTTCTGCTTTTGCTTCAGTAAAATTTGTAAGGATAGCAGTAAAGTTATCCCTAAATCCTTGGCTACTATTATCTTTTCCTGCTGTGGGGAAAAGTCCGTCAACATTACCTGGTACTATTTTACTTGCCATTTTTAAATTCCTTTGTTTCTAAACACTAGATATTTATCCGTGCCTCTATCCACTCTTATAATTGTTCCGTTTGTAGGTGCATTTGTAAACACTACAGAAGTCTTTTTGTTTGTTGTATCATGAGACAGGCTTACCTCATTTTCGAAATCGGCAGATCTAAGTTGCGAATCTGCTCTAAGGTAAGTCGGACTGACATTATTATCAGCAGTAACATTATCGCCAACAAAGACAGTTACCCCGGCACTTTTTACCAAAATATCGTCCTCGTGGACAATCTCATCCAACTCAAATGATGTGGTAGATCCATCTCCAGTGAAAGTATTTGGAGTAATGATGCTTTTGTTAATCTGATATCTATCTATGATAAAATGTATGTTTTTAAAATTCAATTTTTTATCTTCAATTCTTTTCTTTATTAATGCAGATGTGCCAGGCTTACAATAGCATATTGGAATTGCCATCACATAACCTAAAGGTGCTAATCCACCTACCTGAGTTGTTCTCATCCATAGTGGTAAGTGTGTCCATTCCTTATGTCCTAAACCTTTCATTCTTGTCCGCATATTGGCAACGGCATTTGGATATAATGTTTCCATGAAATCTAAATCTGCAGATAATTGATTAGCATACCGAACTTTTGATCCCGAAGTACTAAAACTTAATCCGCCATCTGTGGTAACTTCATAAACATCTCTATCTGCTGTTGTATTCGATGAAGATGCTCTAGGACCTATTAGAGGCTTTTTAATCCCTCTTCTTAATTTAACTGAACTGGATACTGGTATTCCTAAATTATTTACTAATCCATCTTTAACATCAATGTAGACAACCTCATATTTTACCACATTGTCTTCTTTTGCCTGTGCTGTTTTTATATCTCCAAGATATAATGTTTTTGGTGAGTGGTTTTGTTCCATTTGCCTTTGAAATGCTGTTAGTGTTTGTGCTTGTAGACCTGCCATCAATAACATTTCCGGTTTTGCTCTCATACCAAAATTATTATCGTCTGATCTATAGATGTATTCAGGACTATTAATATTTGGATCCTGTGAAAGATTGTAAAAAATATTTTGATCGATCAGAGACGTTGCCTTTCCATTCATATTTCCATATTCTATTGTTGTGAAAGGAATATCAATGTTAAGTGTAAAATCTTTTGATCTTGCTTGTTGTTGATATTGATCACTTACCGATACTGTGAAGTCAAAACTTCTTGTGCTATCAGTGAAATCACTAGGGTCAATTGTTCCAATTAAGTTACCTTGTGGAGATAATGTGATTCCCGACGGTAATGTTCCAGATGTCTTTACATATGATAAAATTCTATCTTTATTTTCTGCGATAGCATTAATAGATAGCAAGGAAGGAATATCTGCCTTTAAAGTTCCAACCACTTTTGGGGTGGTGAACGTAATTCCTAAATCTATACCACCAACAACTTTCATTATAAATTGTTGATCTGTAAAAACGTTGATTGCAGGACTACTTGTTACTACTCTGTTTGCTCTAACTGTGAAACTATAATTTTCCTCAATTGAATTTTGTCTAGCAAGTTTGCCTGATATTTCTCCTGATTGTAAATTTATCGATAAACCTGTTGGCAAGGCTCCGTCGACAATAGAGTATTCCAAATCCGACTGAAGTGGATCAAAGTCTTCCACGTCTATTATTATCACAGCATTGTTATCATGTCTGAAAGTTCCTAAATCCGATGCAGTCTTAAATATCGGTCTTCTGTTAGAACTGAAATCCACAGTAAGAGCAGAACCTCCGATAGCATCCATATCGACTGTGATCTCTGAGTTGGATACTCTCCAATAATCTGCTGTATATACAAAAATTGAATTTGCCTGCTCAACAAAACTGGTACCATCCGAAACCCTTACTATAAAATCATAATTTACAGATCTAGATTTAGAAAATAATGTTCTATCAAATATTTCATTGTCGTATTTTTCTTGTCCGGCGTAACCACCCTGTGGACCAAATCTTTCGTCGTCTGTCAATTCAACAATACCCGATATATAACCAGTTGAACTCATTGTAATTCCGGGAGGTAAGTTGCCTTTTACTATTTCGAAAGTCAAATTTTGTCCTGCCCTTGTATCAGTATCAGTTGCCTCAATTTGATATGTCAAGGATGAACCATCCAGAATCCAATATAATCCAACTCTGGTTGAATCTTCCATTTCAAGTTGTCCTGCCGCCGTTGTGAAAGTAGGCGTATCTGCTCCCTCCACATCGAGGTGGAAAGATCTATCTGTAATTTTAGATCCGGCCGTGGCACGTACTACGAAGGTGTATCTTGTTCTTTTCGCAACCTCGGCCGGAATTCCTTGCAGTAAACCTGTTGAAGTAAGTTCCATTCCTGAAGGTAGGCTTCCTGCTATAATGGAGTAAGTGATGGCCGTAGAATCGGCTGTGTTCGCCTCTAATTGAAGCGAATATGATACTTGCTCATCTATAGATGCAAGTTTACCTGCTGTGGTTGTCCACACTGGTGTTGACATTGAACTTACTCCTTCACCAGTATTTATGGAGTATTATGAACTATTATGCTTGGTCGTAAAACGGAATTACCCTCAAAGTACCACCGATTTTTATCTTAATATATCCTGTTGGTTGTCCAGGTAAAGCACTTGCTCCACCGGCTGATCCAACTGTACTTTGTGTGTCTGTAAGGATATCTATGAATCCTGTGCCGTCAGTGTCTATCTGTAAGTCGGCATTTGATACGTGGGTAGTAATTTTATTATCAGTTATGGAAACTTGATCAACAACAACCGATCCTGTTCCGTTAGATTCTATTACAACGTCTTCGTTAGTTACGTTAGCAGATATTTTTGCACCTGTTCCGATGAAAAAATCATTTTGCACCAATCCCGTAGTCATTGCTAATATACCCGGCACTTGGATTGTTCCTGCGTTTAGGGTAATAGAACCTGTTCCATTTGGTTCTAAAGTTAAAGTTCCGTTGGAATTTGTTGTTGTAATTTTGTTGCCGTTAATTTGAACATTATCAATATCTGCCTTTCCGGTGATTGCAACATCTCCAGTAATTGTCTGACCTATTGTGGTCATTGCAGATGATATGTTTACAGTACCGGTACCAGATGCTGTAATGTTTAAATTATCATTTGATCTTGTACCAGATATTGTATGATCCTTTAATCTTATTCCGTCCACATCCAATATACCGTTGATTGTTTGAGTGCCAGTAGTAGTGATGTCTGCTGTTGTAAGTGTACCAGTAACTCCTAGTGTTGTTGATACAGTCGCGGCTCCTGTGACAGCCAAAGTTGAACCATCAAATGTCAAATTTGCCTCGCCTTGGAATGCATTTGCGCCAGTTACGGTTGTAATTGTATTATTAGTTGAACCTGTTAGTACCGCTTTTGTATCTGCATACGCCTTAATAGATTGTTGCGTTGCTAATTTCACAGCACTGTCTGATGCCATGTTATCTTCGTCTTTGATACCAGTGACAGTTGCCCCATCTCCTGCAATACTTAAAGATGTATTTGCCGCCAATGCGCCTGATACATTGACCGCTTCATTAAGTTGAATTAATGTGCTGTCAGCGGCACTGATCGCAGTACCATTAATGGTCAAAGCACCTGCAACTATATTGCCTGTACCACCAGGTGTTAAATTTATATCCGCATTTGATGCCGATGTAATTGAATTATCATTGAAAGTTAAATTATCTATGTTAACACCACCAGATGCGTTACCTGTTATCGTAACAGATCCATTTGTGGTGTTGGTAGTGATTGTTGTTCCGTCTATCTGAATTTGATCTGCTTCGAATACACCGATAACTTTTGTCTGATCACCTGATGCATTTCCTAGATTGATGTTTCCATTTGCAAAAATATCTCCTGTGGCTGTAATTGTTCCAGTGACATTTGTGTTTGCATTGAGTTCGATGGTTCCAGTACCTGCCGGATCAAGCACGATATTCTCATTTGACCTAGCAGTCGTAATCTTATTTCCATTTAAATCAAGATCTCCACCTAGTTGTGGTGATGTGTCTTCAAGTATATCATTTGCTTCTGCCGAAGCACCATATAACTCATTAAAATTTGCGTTAATTTTGTTAAATGCAGTTCTTAACGGATCACCTGTGCCGTCATTTGCATTTGAACCTATGTTTATTGATTGTTGTGCCATACTTTATATTATCCTCGTTAATACGATTATTTATTAAGAATTTTATAAACCGAATGTAATTTTAGACGTTGATAGCAGTTCTTACAAACTTGAAGATTGCGGCATCACTGCTGGTATTGGTAGTCAGGAGACGCACATTACCGTTGTTGATGTCTACGGTAAAAGTGGCTAAAGGTCCGGTATGATTAGAAGTCGAACCAAAGACAGTAAGGAATGCTTCTGTTGTACTGTCCGCAGAAGGTCCATGTGTGACCAAACATTCTACAATTTCGAATCTACTATTTGTTGCGTCTGAAATCGAAATAAGATATTTTGCACTTCTCGTAGCAGTGGAAGAAAAACTATCAACCACACTTGTCGTTGAAGTGGCAACGGTGACTGTGCCATCACTTTGTGCAGAATGATTTAACACTGATAGTCCTGTTATTGCTGTTGCACTTAAAGTTCCGTTGACTTGTAAGTTATCGGATATTGTAACAGCAGAAGAATCTGTAGAGGAAATTGTATTTGTATCTATCGTGTCGGCACTTAAAGTTCCGGAAACGTTCAATGCATCTGTGATTTGTATAGCGGTAGAATCATTGGATCCTATTGTGTTTGTATCGATGGTATCAACAGTCAAAGTTCCTGCCACGTTTAGTGAATCATTAATTAATACAGCAGTAGAATCATCACTTGCAATAGTAGTGACTCTTAACTCGTCATTAATTTTTATTCCTGTTGAATCATCCGAACTTATTGTCGAGCCTGAAATTCTAATTGCCCCTGCAATTATGTTTCCTGTTCCACTTGCACTTAAAATCAAATCATCATTAGTCCTTGTTGCTTCGATATGATTGTCTCTTATTTGGATTCCTTCCAATTCTACAACACCCGTTCCTGATGCTGTCAATTTTAAATTTGCATTTGATTGTGCCGTTGAAATTTCGTTGCCGTCTATTGTAATTTGGCTAGTCACAGGCGAGGCCGCATACAACTCTGTGAAGTTGGCATTGATTGAGATCATTGCTGATCTTAGATCATCACCTGTTCCGTCGTTTGCGTTACTACCTACGTTGATTACTGTTTGTGCCATTTATTATCCTGTGCTTATTTTTAAATCTGTGCCATCTCTCCAAAGTTGTCCTGCCACTCCAGGATTAGATGTTGGCAAATTTGGCATCATAACTTTAATTGAATCCAAAGTAATTGCACCTGTGCCGTTTGCTGTCAATGTTAAATTGGCATTTGTTTCAATTGTTGTAATAGCGGAACTATCTATTTTTAATTTGTCTATTTCTATTGTTCCTGTACCATTTGGTTGTAATTTTAAATCACCATTTGTTAGTGTGGTTGTGATTAAACCAGTGTCTGCATCGCCTACTAATTGGTATAATTCTTCAAAATTTGTGTTAACTTTGGCCATAGCGGTACGGATTGTATCGCCTGTTGAAGTATTTCCTTCTATTCCTGTGTCTATGTTTAATCGTGTCATATTATGTTTAACTGTATTTATTAAATAGTTTTGATGTTCATCGAGACTTTAAAAACGATGCGATTGTACGAGCGCCAAAGCAAACTTGGCGTATATCACACCTTTCACCGTAAAAATACCATATTTGTTTTCAAATGTGATTGTTGTGGGGTGACCTTTTTAAGACCGAGAGCACAGGTTGATCCTGAACGTGCTTCAAATGATTACAAACACGTTTGTTCATTTTGTGACTCAAAACAATTTGCCCAAAAAGTTGGCGTTAAAATGCGTAAGATATATCAATTAGACGCCAGTAGTACAAAATCGCTATAACTTAATCCAGTTAATACTGTCCTTCTGTCCTTCTAGCCATCTTTTCAAGTCAGCATAGGTGCCCACTTTTATATTTTGCATTTGTCTTTTGGTTCCTCCTTCTGAAGAACCTACTGAAAAATAGTGTGGCAGAAAATGATTAGCAAATATGTTTTCTTTTCTGTTTATGAAATAAAAATTAGTGCTTGGAAACTTCCTTATAATTTGCCTCATTTGATACATCCATTCATATTTTAGATATGCCTTCATATTGATACGAGATGGATAGTGTTGTGAATCTTTATAGATATTATTTTGCGTTCTACTTTGCGTTCCATCGTCGAATTCCCATTGCCGGGAACCTAGAATGTCAAATGCAACTATTACAACATTCTTTACATCCGACTCTGCGGCTAAAAGTATGGCACTCATTCCCGAACCTCTACAGGTACTGAAATCGATGGTGCGGATTTTGTTTCCGTTTTTGTCTCCACCACGCCATATCCTATAAAGTTTTAAACCATCCGGCGTTTCATTTTCGTTATTATCACTTGGCAAAATGTAGTTCCAGTCACTGATGTCATCCGGTCCATGTATTTTTAAATTTGGTTTGGTTTGAACATACCAATTTTTTAATTCTTCGTACATTGGAGGATTAACTGCAACTATGTGATTACAAATATCAGGAAGATCTCTATATATGGCATTACATCCATAAACTATACCGCTGTCTTTTAAACTTTCTATTGGAAAAATTGTTCTTGATTCACCGTTACCGATAATAAATGCTGTGTCCATTACACACCAAATGATTCTCCACAACCACATCCTGATTGTGCATTTGGGTTTTCAATAGTAAACTGAGACCCAAATAATTCTTCTTTCCAATCAATTTTAGTGCCTGCAACATACATCATAGAAGTTTCATCAACAACAAATCTAGTATTGTCCCACTCTACTATTTCGTCGTCTTTACCAATATCTTCTTTTTTATCAACAAAAAACCAATCATATTTGAAACCAGCACATCCGCCACCTTTTACTGCAAGACTGATTGCATATTTGCCAGGATTTTTTTCCATCATCTTGGACATCTGATTTTTTGCTTCGTCTGTTATATCAAACCATTTCATACTAATACTTATTAATCTTGCTTCCCCATATTAACAACTCCGACTGAGATCCAAAATTTGGATGCTTCTGCTTCCTTTTCGAAACTCATATACGCATTCTGCTCCTCCCAATTATGGAGAAGTGGATTGTATAAATCTTTCTGTTCGAACCACCACCCCCATTTACCCTTGCAATTTTCCTGGCACCAATCTATGCACTCGCCGTTTATACCATTGCTGTTCATGTCAATGTTATACTTGAATTGTTTCATGTAGCCGCAATTATCGGGGATGTCTGCTTTGTCTGGCCTATTTCTTTTTACTTTTACTTTTCCGTAACTTTTCATTTCCAGTTGTCTACGACCCATTGGTCTGCACAATTAAAAGGTTTGGGTTCTCCATGGAACACAGCCACTTTATTCTCTTGTTGTATAGTTGCAGGTGTTCTAAAAAACTTTCTGCCATCTTTTGTTAATAATTTTGTGTCTTTCAATCCTATCATTTCCCATTTGTAACTTCGGATCCAATCATCAGGCCAATGATTTATATCATTCTTTGCTCTTTTTGTTATCCAATCCTGATCACCATGGTTCTGTTGCATGATGCCGGATGGGTTCTGTTGGAACTCATTCCAAAGATAATCTAGTTTTCCTGGATTCCATCTCATGACACTTGAATTAGATAGACTCCATTTAGGAACTCTGCATCTGTTAAAGTCTCTTATGATCATAAACTTGTCAGGGTCATAGGTGAACAGTCTATCTATGTTATTAAACACTACAACATCTAGATCAAAAAACAAAACATTGCCTTTCAAAGGAAATTCCGGTGAAAACATCCATAGTTTGCTCCACCATGTTTTTATAATAGGATTGTCTGGGAGATCTATGACGTTGATATGTGAGTCCAATTGATTTGTATCTTCAGTGATACAATGAAATTCATAAGGAACGGTCGTGTTCCTCTTTATCATTTGGTAAAGTACATTTGCATATTTAGAAATATACTTGTTTCCCCATTTAACGCATACTACGTGATTCATAACCTTCTCTTAAATTTTTTATTTGTATATTCTTCCAATCTTCACTATCAAGAGTGTAAGGATATTCATTTTCATAACTTCTTGAACCTATGATATGAATACTCTTTATATTTAAATTATTTTTCATTTCATCATAAACTTGTAAAAATGGTTTATTTTGAAAACCTAACTTCATATCCACCTGTCCGATCTTAATATATCCTAAAGATAGTTTAGGATCTTCCCAATCGTAATTATTACTTTTAAGCCATGTTCTGAATCCTTCCATTTCCTTTTTTTTGAAAGGATGAGAATCTTCTGTGATAGTATCTCCCCATTCAATGTCGAATTCACCCGAGTAATATTTTTGATGATTGATTTCACTACACATAGTATCTGTCATTTTTGGTGCATGTTCGTCTCTATATACTTCCATCAAAGTTTTTCCTACTTGTGACCAATGCAGGTATACTCCTCCAAGTTCTCTGTTGTATCTATTTTGCTTAAAAAGTGCATAATCTTCTTCGTGCAAGTCGTATCTAGGTGCATTTAAAAAAGTGGTTATTTGAGATGGCCTCATCCATTCCGGTTCGATTATACTTTTACGATGACTTAATACCCAACTTTCGATCTCATGACATATGTTATTCAATTGTCTTATTGCATATTTGGTTTCGGTGTCGGCCTGTTTATAATACTCAGAAACTTTCCATGCCGTCCCCTGCAACTCCTCAAAATATCTGTGCAATAGATTGCAAGAGTCATGTTTTAATCTCAATCCGGGTTTTAGATTTTCATTACCGTCTGGACAAAGACCGGTTGGCAACCTACTAGAGTATTGAAAGTCATCTGATACAAAAGGATGTATCTTTTCATATGATGGATTGAATTGGAAATTATTAATTTGCTCTATACTATTATTCAATTCATCGACTAAAAATTTTAGATCCCTATTTGAATCTGCCCATCCTAAAAAACAAAAATTTTTTTCTAAAACTCTTTGTTTAGTTAGATTATCTTGAAGGGCCTTAAGGAAACGTTTCCCCAAAGGTGTATTGTATAGATGTATTCTTACTTGCTTGTTATTGTATTGGACAACAATGTTTTCGAATAGTGTATTATGTTCTTCTGTAGATGGCACTGTTTGCTCCGTGTTCGGCACATTCTACTTCCACAACATAGCATCTGTTGTCAGTTTTTTCTCTTATCAATTTGTCTGCAAAATTAAAGGCGTGTTCGGCAAACTTCTCTGCACCTACTCCGTCAAACATTCTTATTTCCGCTAAATCAAGACTTTCCAAATGCTTGAATGTTTCCAAGAATGGATCCGCCTTGTCAAGTGCAAGTTTGTGGTCAAACATATCTTCCAACCATGCTTTCAACGGCTTCAATCCTCCAAAGTCTACTGCCCAATTTTTGTTATCTAGTTCGTCACAACCAAATGTAAATTTAAATTGTAAACTATAACCATGCAATAAATGGCAGTGTGAATGATCTGCGTTTGGTTGTCTGAACACACAGGCTAATCCAATATTATGCCCATATGTTTTAGTAGATAGATATTGTGCCATTAGTGTAACCTTTTTTTAATATCATTTATGTCAAACCCAAGGTCTTCTGACTTGTTTCTGATTGCATCTGTAACATCGTTAGGTATGTCCAATTCACCATCTATGATGCTCTTTAAAAAATGTATGAACACTGTGAATTCAGGACGTTGAGTAACAGTTTCCGGATCTATGTTGTATTTCTCCATTTGATTTAACATTGCCTCGGTGACGTCGATCAAGGCTTTGATACTCGTACTGTGTTTTTCAAAATGTGCCATTATGTTATTATTTTAGGTTTGTCAGGCGTTTTAATTGTAGAAAATACTCTTTTGTACTCTTCTTTTATTTTATCATTAATAAATGCAATGGATGTTATTTTATCTTTTGCTATATTGAAGGGTTTGTCCTGTTGTGCGGTTGAGAAAAATGTACCAAATGCCAATCCTTGTGGACCTTGCATTAGTACAAGTGCTTTCTCAATACTGATGTACGAGTCTGCTCCGCTTTTATAAAGTGCAATTACTTCTTCTCCCGAAGCAAGTTTTAAGGTTATATGATCTCCATCATTTATATTTTCAAACATATTACTAGTATAAAATTTTATTTAGATTTTGTCAACTGCTTATTGATAAATCTTGCCATGCCTTCATAGGTCTCCTGGAAAACGTTTGCATGGGCCTTCCATTCTTTGGGCATTTCCCACCTGTCATGGTTTACCACAATCCAACGGACATCTGGGTCTGACAATCCCATCAATTTATGAAACTGGTATATCCAGTAACTAGGATCCACAGGACGTTTTATATATGTGTAACCTTCTGTATTTTTGTACATATTGTTGACGGTGGTTTTATCTATACCATATAGGTCAAATCCGAGCAAAAATATTGCTTTTGGTTTGAAAGATAACGCAAGATTACCTGCATGTGGACCTGTACCCCAGTGGAATGGATCGTCTTTTCTTTCCTCACCTGAGTATGGCAAGTCAGGAATTTTTTTGACATTGGGCCACATGGCAAATAGAGGTGCCCATTTGTCTCTAGTGAAAATTGTGGTATGTTTGCTGACTGTATTCACAGCCTCTTGACACATGTGGCGGTCTACACAAACCAGGTATTCGGTAACATAATCTCTGAACACTGCGTTACAGCCAATTACCGTAGAAAACTGTTTCAGTGGAGAAATGTCAAATCCTCTCCTGCTCTCACCGTTGCCAATAATCGAAACATACTTGGTCATAATACTATTTAAACACCCCTTTAAACCGTTTTAGAGCGACGTACAGCACTGGTAAAATGCTTTTGCTTGTCTTTATACTCTGCATTAAATTACCATTAAATTTGAGGCTTTTTCTTGCCGCTGTGTCATTTTATTTTGCATATCTTTTGTCCATTGTCCTTTGAATTTACCTCGGGAACAGGTGTTGCAGATTAAATTTTGTTTTTCATCCGAGTATTTTTTATCAAAAATTATACTATGTTCTTTTTGTAAATTTTTCCAAGCCTCTTCAATTCCTATTTCAAAAACATTACCGTAATTGGTTTTACCATCAGCGTCATCACAGCAAAGTACAGTTTGCCCGTCAACAAGGATTTCCATTTGTCTTAAAATTCTTCCACCTCCCATTGCACAACCTTGCATATAAGAATTTTTATCTATGGTTACATCATAAGGTTTTGTCCAATCACCATCTCCGTCTCCGATCCTATTTTCCATCCAGTTGCTTTTGCCTTTTACTTTACCTAAAATCACAGATTGATATTCGCTCATCAACGATGGAGGAGGTGATTTGGATTGTACTTTATGTTTTATTCCCACTCTTAATCTTTTTGACAAGGAAGGATAATTTTCTTTAACAAATTTTAAACTTTGTAAGGTTTTATTTTTTTTTATCTTCATGAAGTCCCATAGTTCTTCTTCTGTATGCCCAATCACGCTCATGTGTATGGTGCCTAAAAGATGTTCGTATTTTGTTAATATATCACATTGTTTTTTTGTAAAAGAAACGCCATTTGTAGTAATACCAATTTTGATTTTGTGTTCATCACACAAACTCATGATATATTCTAAATCAGGTTGCACTAAAGGATCGCTGTACCGCCATGGTGAAACGCCACATGCGTAGTCTTTTACTTTGTATTTCTTTATTAGGCTTCCATAATCATTCAGCAGTTGTCCAAGTTGATCCTTGGTCATACGTTTGCCATGATATGATTTGTCCTCGCTGAGGGTGGTGTATGGACAGCAATAGCATTTTGCATTACATAGATTTATTGGCTCAAATGCTATGTACATCGGAAGTGGCAAAGGTCTATACGTCATTGTATAGTATTTAATTAAAGATTTTTTTCGTAATCCGTCAACCAGGCCTTAATTTGTATGCCATCTAACGGCTCTGGTGTTAACCATTCTTGAACACCATGTGTTGATTGCCATTTGCCGGAAGGCAATTGATGAGATTTTTTTGGCTCTTCTATATTTCTACCAACCATGTAACGTCTAGTGCCAGGCCCGTATGGTTTGATTTCTGTATGCACCACTATAAGTCCTAACCTATCAATCCATGCCAACATTTTATCTTTGCTATTCATACTATTAATTATCCTGATTCACTATGAGGTGCCATATGGTTTTATATTGTGTCCATGCCTTTTTCAATGCAGGGTATTTTCTTCTAAGTTCTATTGCCGCCGGGCCGATCATCTCTTCTTCTAATTGTGCCTCTTCGATATCGTTTGCCAATTGGCTTTTGCTAACTAGTCTTCCATGTGTGCCATCAGCATTTTGCTCATACACAGTTTCGCCACCGTCAGGAGAAACAAATATAGGACCAACACGTGTCTTCTTTTTTCTTTTTGTTTTATTTTTTGTAGCCATTTGCTATTGCGTCATCATATCTTTCATCTGCATCCGGAAGTCCGCAACTAATTGTTTCATCGGAGTTTCCATATTGATAATGATATGTGATTTCTGCCCAACGTCTCTTTCTATCAATTTTAAATTTAATCCAATCCTTGCCATTTACTAAAGTTTTATTTTTTGCTTTCATAGACATTTGTGTCACTGTAATATTCGAAATGATCCGCGGCCGGGTGGGCGTGTCTCATACCACCTTTTTTTGGCGAATCACCATCATGTCGTGGAATAAAATGTATATGCGGCCACATAATAGTTTGTCCTGCACAGTTACCAATATTCATTCCAACGTTGAAGCCTTTCATCTTTCCTTCCTTTATCCATTCATTGCCACAATAGTAGGCCAACTTATATGATTCACCTATATATTCTGGATTGTCTTTTTTTGGAATAAAAAGTGTGTGACCTTTCACGCACGGGTATTTGTCTTTGAATACTCCTGTGTATTCATTTTCAAATATAGGGGTATCATTTCCAAGCCAAGTTGACTCTTCGTATCTGTCTATGTTTTCAAATGGCTTCTTGTAGGTAGGTTTTTGCGATGGCATTTGTTTTAATTATTCCTATCCTAATATTACTTGAATTTGGTCTATGTTGCAATCTAATTTTTTCCCAATACTTGGTTTTAGATACTGAAGTATTCTGTTGTAGAACATCCAAAAGATTTACTATGGCTTTTCTAACTTTTTCTGCACCACCATGTTTTTTACATGTGTCCGATCTACCCACGTGTACAACTTTTGAGTTTATTTTAATTTTGTACACACAAGGCAACCTGATCCACTTGGTAACAGGATTCTTCTTATGTTTTATTTTATAATTTTTTTCGATGGTGTAAAGATCTTGTATCGGATACCACTTAATCACGGAAATCTCCGTACAATGAATATTTTGCAGTAAGTTCCTCACCTGCTTTTATTTTCCTTGTGGTGATCAAATACTTTACAGGAAGTTGATGCCAGAAGCCTGCAACATTTCTACAATTAGGATCCTCGGAGTGATTATAAAATGCTCCTAAGGCAGTTCTAATAGAGCCATGTGGAAAGTTTTTATTCAAAATATGCACGATACCAAGCACAACATCTTGGTCAAAGTCTTTAGTGGCAAAAAGTCCTAGTCCTTGGACGTTGGATTCTTTAATTGTCAGTCCGTCTGGTAAAGGTTTATACATTTTTTATATTTAAAACCTTGTATACTTTTTGTACTTTCTTCGCTTGGAAATAACAGTCTTCCAATGCGTTGTGCAAACCAGTCCTTTTTTCATTACGATCCCTTGGCACAAGATTGAATAAAGTTCTGGAGTCACGTATCTGCCAATATTGCCATGGAACTGGATGTCCTAATTGATTATAAATGTTTTGTAATATGGCATAGTCAAATAATGGACCTTGGCACCAAAACACATCCACGCCAACGGACCATTTATTAATTTTTTTTATCATTTCATCAAGTGAAATTCTATCTTGGTCACCTAATGCTTCTTCCATAATTTCTTTTGGTTGCGTGTTCCACCAGTCTAATGTATCCTGCATAACATCTCTGCCTTTTGAAGTTTGCGAATCTACATCAACTCTAAAATACATGCCTTGAGATGGTTCGGCAGTTGTATATGGATCAAACTTTACTCCTCCCACTGTCAGTATCACGGCGTCAGGATTTGTGCTGAGTGTTTCAAGATCTATCATTCCATGTATCATACATACTCTTCTTTTGATCGCGTGTTTGCCTTTGTGCCCGATAATGGATCATCTGTTTCTTTTATATTTGATACCTTAAAGTTTGGAAAACGTTTTTCTATATCTTTTCCGGTATCACTGTACACAAAAGTCGAGATTGTTTTATCAGACATTTGTAAATCAAACTTCCAACATTTAGTCATAAGTGTATTATACTAGAAAAATGGTATTTGTCAACTATGCGGAAATACTATCGCTTGGTAAATCGCTAGGGGCAGGAGTGCCGTTATTTTTTAAATCTTCTTTGAACAATTCAAATTGATCTTCATCCCAACAATACACCTTACCACTTGATGTTGGAAATGTTTGTTGCATATAATTACTCACGCCATGTGCTTCACTTATACATGCATCATAGGACTCGTAGTTAAACTCCTCATAAATTGCACGGCAATCTGCTCCAAAACATATAATTATAACCATGATAAATTTCATAAACTCTCCTGACTAAAAGTACTTACTTTTTCTTCTTGTGTTGCAAAGTACGTACTTTTGTCTGCAACCTAATCAAGTCGTTATCTAGCATACGTACTCGGTCGATGAGAGCAATGAGTGTGGTTGATGTTGATCCTAATTTGGGTTTGATTTGTTTCACAATATAATTGTATAGGTAAAAGATAAAATAAGCAAGGAAAAAAACTGCTACAATAGGAAATCCGTATTCTTGTATTACAGAGATAATAGTGTTTGTTGCGTTTACTGTTTGCATTAATCTTTCCTAGCATCTTTCTTGCCATCTGCTCTGGCTATTCTGTCAGTGTCTACGTTTAACCCTAACTGCTGTGACACTTCCTGATCTATTTTTAGTATATCGTTGTTCATTGTTTTAACTCTGTTGTCTAATTGTGTGATTACATTTTGTATGAAAGTAATTGAACTTACAACAGAAGATAGTATATATTTTATGATAATCATTATAAAAAAACCCATTCCTATGGTAGCCACTATAGGTAGTCCTAATTCTGCAACTAATTTCCAAAATGTATTCATTATATGTGTATTTAATCTTTGATAGTGTAGACTTTAATTTCTTCTGTCTTGCCCTTAACCGTTATACTGTCTATGTATTCAAACGGATAAATTGTTTCGATAGTTTGCCTAGTGTCTTCACCTATTACTATTGTTTTTCCTAAAGTTTTACTTGAACTTTCTAATCGTGAAGCCAAATTGACTGCGTCACCAATCACTGAATAATCAAATCTCTGATCAGATCCCATATTGCCCACCAGTGCGTCGCCTGTGTTGATTCCTATACCTATGTTGATCTTTGGTAGTCCTTCTGCTTGTAGGTGCATATTTAATTCCGCCAGCGCCACTGTCATCTCGAGAGAACTTTTAACAGCCATTTCTCTGTGTTTTTTGTTTTCCAGAGGTGCATTCCAGAAAGCCATTATACAGTCACCCATGAACTTGTCTATTGTTCCACCATTTGCAATTATAACATCGGTCATGCGTGTTAAGAATCTATTGATCAATTTTGTAAGTCCTGCAGGGTTACCTTTGTATTTCTCGCTGATAGGAGTAAAGCCTCTGATGTCACAGAACAAGAAAGTCATGTTCCTTGTTTCACCCCCAAGTTTTAAAAGTGAGGGATCTTTCTGTAATTTTTTAACCATACCAGGATCTAGATAGTGTTCGAACTGTTTCTTGATCTGTTTACGTAATCTGCTTTGTGTAGCAAAATTATTGTATGTGCTGTGAGACCAGATTACGAATAAAAATAAAACTGCAAATGATGGATCAACTAAGAATCCTTTGTTGGCATAGGCCATGAATGACGCATAACTGATTCCACCAGTAACAAATAATAATAAAGGCACCGAAAATAAAACTGATACTCTAGGGATCAACATTATCATTAATAAACCAAGCAATCCTATGAAAATTACCTCATATGTATCTGCTTGTGGTATCCTTAATAAATGTTTATTTGTTAAGAGTGTATCCAATGCTTGGGCAGATATCATTTGATCAGTTGTCAGTCCATGTGGTGTGTATTTTAACACACTTAATCCAGCGGCATCTAAGCCTACTACAACTATTCTTCCTTTGATTTTATTTTCATTAAAGTTGTTAGAAAAAATTTCTTTTGCAGACATCTGAATGTATTTTGTTGGATCGGCATAATTGATATACATTTCGGCATTATGATTAACTGGTATGCCCGCCTTCTTACTAACAAGCACTTCGTCGATCCCGTGTTCTTTCGCAATAACTTTTATTCTTTTAGAACCATTAAGTAATCTAACATTTTCCAAAAGCATACTTGGATATATTTTGTTGCCTATTCTTATAAGCACAGGCATTTTCCTTACAACTGCGTCAGGCTCAGGTGAAGTTACGTTCACACCCATACCCGATACTCCAGCACTTATTTTTTGTGTAGGCGATACTATGCCGGCATACTCATACAACCAAGGTTTTGCATCACCTTTCTCAATAATTTGTGTGGTGCTTGGTAGTTCTATGCCTTTTTTATTTTTGACACTCATCAAAATTACTGCTCTTCCAGATTCTTTTAGAACTGTAGAAAATACTGCATCTGTATCTAACAGAACTGTCCCTAATTGTTCACGCAGGTCATTTGACATAGGCATTGATTTTAAATATTCTACACCACTCATTCGATCAGCCTCTGCAAATAAAATATTGTAGTTTATTAGAATAGCACCCGCGTCACCTATCTTGGCGTGAAGCATTGCCATTATGTGCCTTGGCCATGGCCATTGTCCGTATGTCTTAAGATCTTCTTCTGTGATGTTTACCACAGTTACAGAATCACTAATTACATCTCTTGGATGGATTTGTTGGAAGTAGTCCCAAGTTTTGTACCTTAATGTTTTGACCGCATCGTTGTTGTCTATTCTTATTCCCAACAACACAGCGGCAACAATAATTACCATCCATATGCTTGTAAATATTTTCATTATTTTTTTAACCCAAATGCACTACCAGTTAGTAGGGCACCAAACGCCAAATGGAAAAGTCCACCCATCTGTAAAGTGTATGGTGAGTGGTGTGCTGTCAATTTTTTAAGCAGTTCCATTTGTACCATTGTGTCTTCGATTGCACGTACTTCATCCAAAAACATATGATAGTCAGGACGCATTATTCCAAACCATATTGGCACAATCATAAAATCAAATATACAAATTGCAAGGTAAACAATCAGTGCCGTCCATCTCCATTTCATTCCTGTTTCCAT